CGCGTCGTCGTTTGAAGTCGTACCGCCCGTGCCTCCGATGGATGTAATGTGATTGCCCGAGCCGTCCACGATTGCCACGTTCAGCGCGTCGTTCGCAGCGAGGTTCCTGACCGTGGCGTCAGAGGTACCGTCGGTAAGCTGGATCTTCTGACCGGTTGCGATGTTGACGGCCCCGATAGTGTTCGACCCGGTTGCAATCCGGGTTACGTCTACCTCAAGACCGTTGGCGGCGGTGCCCTCGATCTTCTCTGTAGAGTCCAGCGTGCCTGACGCGAGCTTGACGTACTGATAATGCTTCCCACCGATGTCATCGGTAGCTGCGTCGAAGTCTGCTAGCCCTCCGTTATCAATGGTTACGTTGTCGGCCATCTATCCCCCTAAACCTCGCGGCGCTCTAGCCAGGAACCCTTAAGAACGATGGTCGCGGTGCCGTTCGAGGACACCTGTGCCCAACGCAGCTTGAATGTCCCGGCCGTTGAGCTATTGAGGCAATATCCGGTGATGGTCACCTGATCCGGTGTCGCGGTTGTGCTCTTGGTCTCACCATCGACGAAGGTCGCCGCGGCCTGGGCGTTCATCTGCACGGCACCAACGTCCGTACGATTGTGTGCCCACCAGCCGGATGCCGCCGCCGGGGCATTGAGTGCAACCTTGAGAAACCCCGGACCAGTAGTAAAGAGAACGAAACGGAACTCCCAGGCCTCGCTAGACCCGATTGCAAACTGTAGGTGAGTGTCGTCTACCAACGCCGTTGACGATGTGACACTTTGGTCGGCGGTCTTAGGGATTCTATGTGGAGCAAGGAGTAAAGCGTCGCGGATCTGAGCGTTGAAGTTCGCCGCCGTCAGGGTTTCCCCGGCGCTCCAGGTCTTAGGGGGATTCGGAAATGCCAAGATGAACTCCTATCTAGCGAGAATCGCGGTCGAGTCCAACAGTCCGAACGTGGCGTCATCCAAGATGCCCGCCTGCTCGATCACAGTCGGCGACATATCGAGCGTGACCCACCATTCACTAGCCGGCCAGGAATGGGAGATGCCCTCAATCGTGGAAACTTGCGCTGTCGCCGTCTGGGTTTCTATCGCCAGCGCGTAGTCATTGAGTTCCCTGGCGAGAACGCGGTCCCAATGCTCATGCTGCATCGCGTCATCATCGAGTTGAGCAAGTCGCTGGACTGGTTGGGAGTAGCGCAGGAGAGTCACGTCAGCACGGTCGGCTACCTGGATATCGTCGCTCAGTTGGATCCCGGTCTCGGCCGACGAACGAAGCCCAAACTCGTTCTGTGATGCTAGGTCTGAGGCAACCTGTTCTACTCCGCCTTCTCGGGTCAGGTGGACGTCGTTCAGGATGAGTTCATCGTCGCAGACGATGACCACATCTCGGTAGGACATCCCCGTACCGTCATCGGCCCAGGTTCTATCCGTGAAGTCGGGATTCACCTGTGCCGTGCGGTCCCTGAAGACGGCCTTACCGTCTCTGCCGATGAAAAACCGCCCTGCCTCGGCGTGCTCTATCTGCTGGATGTGCTCAAGCGCAGAGACGTTCGCGAGCGTAATAGCCGGGACCGTGGTAACCCCCACATCGATGTCGGTCTCGTCGGCCAGCCATCCCACCGCGTCAAGGATTGCGGCCACCCGAGCCCCGCTCGCTTGTTCGGGGAAGTCTCCCGAGACGAAGGCGAGACTGAGGACCTTGAACCCATCGACCAGGCTTACCTGGGTGGTCGTGTCGGTGTCGTTGAACTGGACCGGCCAACCCTCGACGAAGCCGTAGTAGACGGGATACGTGTTGGCGTCCCACAGCGCCCTGATGCGGATACGCCGCATGGGCAGGACATTGGGGTAGTAGGGCGAACTCACGTTGAACGGCGTGAAGCGCCCATCACGGTTGTCTAAGGTCAGGCTGGCGGTGCCAGCTTCTACGCGCTGAAGTTCACGCTGTGCCCCCCGGTGTGTGTCTCCCGTGCGGAAGTATGGGCTGATGTCTTCATCGAACGTCGCGGGGACGGGACCAAGAACCGCAGAATCGAGTTGTGCGGTCAGGGGGTCGTCCAGCACCGGGCCGATGAGCCATCCGTTCGTGTCCAGTTCGATCAGGAGCGTCGGTAGCCCGGTGGGTGCTTCAGCGCCGGCCTTGGGTATGAGAACGAGGATCGGCATCTACAGTCCCGTGCCGGCGTTGCGGTTGCCCAGCTTGAGCAGTTGGTTACGGGTGATCTTCGCAAGTACCTGGCCGTCGAGGATGAGAGTGATGTCACCGTTGATCCCGCCGAATCCCATCTCGTTGTTGACACCGCTGAAGACCTCGCCTGCGTGAACCATCGCCAGGCCGGAACGGGCGACGAACCCACCGGTAGCGAAGTCGCCGCCAGGGAGATTCACGTCCGGTGGCGAACCCCTCCCAATGGGGCTTGTGACGGGTGGGCCACCGGCTAGCCTGGCGAGCCATTCCACCGCGTCTTTGATCCATCCGACAAGTGTGGCAACAGCACTACTGATGGCATTGATAACAGCAAGCACGGGTCCGCTAATCGCCCGCCACGCGCCTAGGAAGTCCTCCTTGACCGCGCCAGCTACCTTTCCGATGAAGTCGGCGATACGGGCCAAGAAGTTACCGATGGGCTCCACAACCTTGTCGCGGACAAACTGCACGATCTCTCCGAAGGCGTCGATGACAAGTGTGATCGCGGTCACGGCAAGGGCGAACTGAGCAACGATCATCGTGCCGAACGCCACTATGGCGATGCCCAGGGGAATGAGGATGGGGGCAAGTTGCTTGAGCGCTGGCATCAAGCGGTTTTGGATGGTGTGCCATGCCGTCTCGAGGAATGGAAGCAATGCGTTCCCGATGGTTTCGGCGAAGGGCCTGACGGCATCCCACGCCTTGTTCACGCCTTCCTTGAAGGCATCCCACGCAGCCGGCACCCTGTCCTGGAGGAACCCGAGGAGTTGGTTCAGCTGACCCAGTAGGAACTCGAACGCCGGAGCCAACACCGACCCGACCGCTTCAGCTAGGTTCTCGAACGCGACCGCTGCCTTACCCGATGAGGTGGCCTGGGCCTCAGCCGAACCCTGGAACTGTGACGTGACCTCGGCGAGGATGACCTTCTGAGCACCGAGCAGGTTATTGTGCTTGACGAGTTGAGCGATCTGCTTCGTCTGCTCCTCGCTGAACTGCACTCCAACACGAGCCAGATTCGCCATGCCCGCAATCGGATCATTCAGAGCTTTGCCCAGCTGGATAGTGGCGGTCTTGAGGTTGATCTCACTACCCGATGCGGCTGCATAGCCTGCCGCGAGGTCTAGGGCTGCTACAGAGGCCTGATTGAAGACATCGTTACCCTGGCCGACCTCATTACGGATGTTCTTGAACGTCAGCAGCATGTTCTCGCCGGCCTGGATTACCTCATCGTCAACCCCGGCCTTGAGGGACAGGGCATCGGAGAGAGAGGCAACCTCTTTGGCCGTCACATTGGCCGAATGGCCCGTGGATTTCAGGACGGCATCGGTCTGCTGGAGGACGTTCTCCGCTTCCTCGAACTTCCCGAACGCGAAAGCGGCCCCCGCGGCCAGTGCCGTGAAGGCCGTAGCGGCTGCCGCCAACCCAATACGGAGCCTCGAGGTGTTGGCGACTACATCGACGGAGAGTGTGCTTATTGTCGGGATGGCACGCCTCCTTGGGCCGCCCAGGTTTGGAGAGTCAGTTCAAGTTCGGCAGCACTCTGCGCCTTAGATTTCGTCCGCAGCCAGGGCGGGAGGAAGTCCTCCGGTTTGCGCCGGGTCTTACCAAGCAGCTTCACCAGGTAGTAGGACATCGACGCGAACCCAACATCGATCCGCTCATGGACGAGCAGGGGACCGTAGATCTGTTCATAGGCGATCCAGTCGGTTAGTTCGGCACTAGAGAGGGCTTCGAGTTCGGCGACGGTTCGCCCGAGAGCGAGGGCAACCCGGTAGAGGGCTGCTCGTCTCGGGCTTGCTCGAAAGTCTCCATCGCCGCCTCGAGCTCCTTGGATGTGAGCCCGTTGAGCTTCGCCGCCTCATTGAACAGCCTGAGCACTAGCGGGAAGTCTTCCTCAGCGAGTGCTTCGGCATCGGCTTCCTCGAGGAGCCTTGTGCCGTTCTCGTCGACGAGGCAATGCAGCAGCACCTGCACCGGCATCTCTGCCGGCTTCACGTCTTCGGAAAGTGCCACCTGGTCCGCCACCGTCATCACCCGGAGATATACGTCCCCGCCCCACTCTGGCACCGAGATCTTGACCGGCTTGCGGTCCTCTCGATGCCGTGCGGCAAGGATCTGCTCCCTAGTCAGACTCACGACGGAGTCACCGTGGAAACGCCAGGCGTGATGATCTTGAACGTGATGTGAGCTTCCATCGCGCCATCATCGGTAGCCTCGATCTCCCACTGTGATGTGATCGCCGGGAAGCGATACGCCGAGGCCCAGTTCGGATGCTGGAGCTCGTAGTACCGGATGGCCACGGCGACCGAGTCGTAGTCGGCCTTCATGTTCGTGTGCGTCGTGATCGTGGGGTCCCACATGACGGTAAGCGTGAGTTCGTTGCCCTCCTGACGCCCAGGAAGGAAGTCGGACCACGCATCCCCATGCGCCGAGACGTCGATGAGGGCACGGTTCGAGCCAACCGCAGCAACCGTACCGATCTGCGTGACGGTGTTATAGGTACCCGTCCCCACACCGAGCGCTGCGTTCTGCTTGAGGAATCCCTGGAAACCTGCTTGCTTGGTCATCTACCCTCCTTCCCTAAGCGACGAAGACGGCAGCGGTGACCGATGTGGTAAACGAGTTCGTTACCGCGATCGTGCCATTGCTCTGAAGGAACCGGCGAGCAGTCGCCAGACGGATGAACCGTTCGGTGGCGTTAGATACGACCACCGTGAGGTCCGGGTTGTATGAGGTCGCCCCCGCGGCGTTGCTGAGGCTGGTTGCATCGTCAACCACAACCGTATCTGGTGAACCACCCGCATTCTTCACATGAAGGAAGTGCGGCTTGTCCAGGTCGGCGGTTGCCGGCGTGAACGTATCGCTCGCACTCACCCCCGTGTAGGTCGGGACCACCCCGGCCTCTGTAACTGTCTGCACGGTATAGACCGCCATGCTTCCTCCTTAGCCTTCTACGGCTGTCTTGAAGATCGAGGTCATCGCGGCGATGATCCCCGGAACCGATGCTGCTGCTGCCTGCTCCCCGTAGGGCTGGGCTCGCATATAGACGGTCCCCCGTTGGACGAATCGGTCATAGGGGGCCTCTGACCCCACCTTGGTCGTTGCCCCCTGGCCCAATGAACTCTCGTCGGTTGAGATGAGGGAGATGAGCCGGCCCGTGTCTATTGGGGCTCGAGCGACCATCTGTCGTTGCACGATCTCCCCACCGGCGACCGTGGCCGGCCCTGCCGCTACCTCCGCCTGAGCGGAAGCCTTGGCAAGCGCGGCCTTGGTCTTGGCGATACCGAGTAGTCGGGCGGTCATCCGACAAGCACCTTCCCGAAGTCAGCCAAACTCATCTTCTCCCCGAGGGTCAGGAAGACCTCCGGGGCGTAGCCCGCCGATTCCATCAGCGTCGAACCCATCGCCTCGGAGGCGCTCCGCTCGTTCAGGGTGTACGCCCGGGAGGCCGATTCGAGGCAGACAGCCTTGAGGGCCTTGTATTCGTCGGTGGTCTCGGCGTAGCCGTGGTCATAAGTGACCGTGGCCCCAGAGGACCAGAACGTACCCTCAACTGCAATCGTGCCAGCATGGAGCAGCCCGGCCCGCGTGAACCAATAGTCGGTGGCCGAAGACAGCGTCACACCACCAGCTACAACGGTCGTGATCGCCGTAACTGGCCTTTCCGGCAGAATCAACGTCGTCCGCTCGAGGGCTGGCAGGATCACCACGTCAGCAGCCACGGTGGAGAGCGTTTGTGCCGTGTATCGACGAATCTCAGCCGAGGCTAGGTCGAGGAACAACTGCATCCTTGAGAGGTCGGTTGGCTCAGTATTCCCGATGAGTTGGGAGAGCTCGCCCGCAGTGGCGAACGGGTCACTCAC